GAGAGCGGGCTGCACGGTGAGCCTGTCGAACTCGACGAAGTGCTGGAGGCTAACCCCGACACCATCACGTTGAGCGACGACTACAAGGACGACCCCGAGCCGACCGAACTCGACGCCGAGCCCGCCTCCGTCCTCGACAATCCAGAGCTTCTAGCCGCTGTCGAACGCGCAGAGGCAACGCTAGCCGCCCGCGTCTGGACTCAGGAGGACTTGGAGCGCCTCCCACAGATTGAGCCCGAGCCCGCCGCCTACGTGGGCCTGAACGACCCCGAGCTTGACGACGCATGGGACGCCATGAAGGCCCGCGAAGAGGCCGAGAAGCCCAAGCCGCGCTTCTCGATCTGGGGTCCACGCAAGCTCGAGGACGCATAGATGACCCTCCGCATCTTCCTCGCGCTTGGATTGCTCATAGGCGGGATGGTCATAACCGGCCTCTCCTTCGCCTACCTGACCGACGACCCCACGTTTCAGGCGGTGATGTCCCTGATGATGCCGCTCGCCGGCATCGTCGCAGGCGTCTGCGTCATCGCTGGCGGGCTCGTCATCCTCGCCCACGAGACGAGGCTCACCGAATGGCTGAAGGAGCGGATGCAATGAGGCGCGCACTCGTCCTGTCCGCACTATCCGTAACGACTGCGTCCTTGATGCTCCGCGCCCTCCACATCGAGAGCATGGACACCGCAGTATCGATCCAGCTCGCATTCGCGGCGCTGCTGTTTCTGTTCGCGTGGGCCGCGCACGCAATCAAAGCACGAAGGGAAGAGCGATGAACTGGCCTCTGTTCGGAATACTCGCCGTGCTGGTCGTTGGCGTCGTTGGCGGGCTCATCGCTTGGACCCGTTTCGGGGCCGGATCATCGAACGATGGTGGCCAATGACCCCCGACCCCGGATTTCTCATCGTCGGAGTCTTCGCAATCGTCGCGGCGCTCGTCTGTTTGTCATTCGCCGCAGCAGTTTTCAGGAGCTAGCCATGGAAGCCGTCACCGAGAAGCGCCCGCTATCGAACCGACAGCGCCGCATCGCACGGCAGGGCAAGGCAAGGACGCTCCACCGCCCGCCGGCGCAGGAGGTCGTTCGTCACCAGGTGATGGAGACACGCCACCTCATCGAGCCGGAAAACTTGCGATGGTTTGTCCTCCGGGTCGAATCCCAGAAGGAGCAGGCGCTGATCCGGGTCATGGACCTACTAGGCATCCCGGCTGCTATACCGACCGTCCAGAAGCAGCGGACGCGGCGCGGAAAGCTTCACAAGTGGCGTGCGCCGGTGGCGTCAGGGTACGTGCTGATCGGTTTTCCCGGCACAGCTCGCATCATGTGGCACGAGATTACCCGCTTCGCGATCGTCTATGCCCCACTGCGCGACCACCATGACAACCCCGTCCAGGTGCCATGGGAATGCACCTACAGCGACAAGGGCGACATGCGAGACGGAGGGGTCAAAACCCTCCTCGCTGATTTCGAGGCTGTCCGTATCGGCGCCGCCAAATACCTCCGGGCCCGTCCCGCGTTCGACATCAACGACGCCGTCACGGTACAGGATGGCCCCTTCACCGGCCACCATGGCAGGGTGCAGGAGGTCGTAGGCTGCAATGCGACCGTCCTCCTCAACATCCTTGGCAGGCAGACCCCGGCAAGCATGCCGGTGGAGCACATTGTGAGGGCTGCGTAGCGGGGCAACTCAACTGGTTGACGAACAGAGCGAATAAGTGAGATTTTTACGGCGTGAGGAGCGTTCGAGCGCTCACCCACGCCTGACCGCTGAAGCCCGTAAGGAGGCCCCATGGCTAACTCATCCGTAAGCCCGATTGAGCAATTCCGCAATTCTCCCTTTGGAGTGATTAACTTCCGCATTCGTCGTGGAAAGCTGGCGCAGTCACCGCCTCGGAATACCCAAGAAAACCGGCGAGTTTACGATTTGCTGCTTGAGCATCTGGCTGTCCTTTGTCGCGAAAAGCGGTGCTCCATTCGTGATGAGCCGCATAAAGTGGCGCACGAGGTCTTTGGTCAGCCAATGACACCTTCACGAGCTTGGGAGGCGCTGATCCGCAGCTTCGAAACCCAGCATTTGGCATTGGTTGAGAAAGAAGAACCAATTCGCCTGTCGATCGCGTTTGCAAGGGGCCGAATGTACGCCATGGCCTATGACGAACGGGTCGCACTCAGGCGCGTAATGACGGGCGATGCCGCTAAGCACAGATCCCAGCAGTTCGCCGCCGAACGGGTGGCAAATGGCGGGGAGGTCGAGTTCTTTAATTCAAATTCATGGCAAAGGGTGCGGTTTGAAGTGCTCGCGGAATGCGCCGGGTGCTGTCAGCTTTGTGGGCGGTCCTATCGCGACCATGGGGTTATGCTTGAGGTTGACCACATCAAGCCGCGCTCTCGCTTCCCCAGCCTCGTGCTGGACAAGTCAAATCTTCAAGTCCTGTGCTTCGATTGTAATCGCGGAAAGAGCAATCGAGACACAACGGATTGGCGAGCGACACCAGCTAATGATGATCCTCAAGACGAGGTCGCCTAGGGGTTGTGTTTAATTCCGAAGCGGGGCAATAATTCGGCGGGGCTAGACACCTGACAGGCCGTAAGAAGCCCGGGTCGAGTCCGAATTTTCGGACGCTGATCGGCTGACCGAAAAATTCGCGTATCCCAAATCTTGCCCGAAATCCAAATTGCAGGGGGCTGCAATGGACGCATTTGTAAGCGTTATCGCTTTCTTTTTCCTATGCGGCTTGGCCTTTTTTGGCCTGATCCGGTCGCCTGTGGGCATGCAATTCATCGCTCACCTGGCCGTGACACCGCAGGCGATCGAGCGTCTGCGCAGAGCAATCTCGGACGATTGCAGCGATTACGATATGACCCAAATGTCGCCAGCCGAGGCCGAGGATCACATCGCCGAGCGTGCGCGTCACACGATCGGCAGGACGCTCGCGGAAATCAATCCGCGCAATCCGATCGAGGTCACACGGACGTGGCCACCTACCCCAAAGGTTATTGTCACGGGGGACACGGCGGTGATCAGCCCCTCGCTGGGCGTCCTGATCATGGGCCCACACTCCCGGATCGAGCCGCTCAAGGTCCGCGTGAAGCGGGCCACGGTCGTCACCCTCGACAACCGGCCATCGCTCAAATCCGTGATGGCAGAGATCTACGAGCCGCCCGCCAAGGTGGCGGTCAATTCCAGGCCATCCCCGCCATCGGTGACTAAACCCGCGCCAGCGCCCTCCCCAAAGCCTGTGCCAGCGAGCCGGAAGTAAGCCATGGCCATCGACCAACTCAGCTTCAACAACCGTCGCCGGGGTAGGGTCAACAGAGCGGCCTGGTATCTGAGACTATCCCGGGCCCTACGCAAGAAGCGCGTGGCCATAGCCCACACAGGGGCCGTCCAAGCCATGCAGCGCGCGGCGCGCGAGGCTGGCAGGCTTGCCCACCTGGCGCACGTCTATGGCGTCCCGATCGATCCCATGGCCAAGCTGCCGACCGTTCCAGCCCTACCCGACCAGGCTTGGATCGAGCATTTGCGCGGCATGGGCCCGCTGAAGGATCCCGTGCGGCTCGAGCCGGTCCAGGCGGACCAGGTCACCGCCTAACAGTTCCAAAGGGGAGGCGGTCAGTATTGGCTGACGCTCCCGCACCCTATCCGAGGACAGCCCCATGTCAGCACCTCCGTCACAGAGCACGCACCGCCTCCTGTCCGCAGCAGCGAGCGATAACGCCACGCTGATCCAGGCGGGCCCGGGGTATGTCCACGGCATAAGCGGGACCAACGGAGCGGCGATCAGCTACCTGAAAATCTATGACAAGGCCACGGCGCCAGCCAGCACCGACACCCCCCGCCGCACCATACAGCTTCCCGTCAACGCCCCCTTCACGTTCGATAGCTCTATGGGCGTCTTCTTCACGAAGGGCATCGGCTATCGCATCACCGCAGCAGCCGCAGATGCGGATGCGACCTCGGTCTCTGCTGCCGCCGTCACCTGCCTCAACATCGATTATACCTGATCAACCCGGGCCACCGCCCAAACCCAAGGAGTAGACTATGGCCCGAATTTCCGCATTCGTCCGCAAGGACAACAACGACATTTTCACCGCAGCCGGCTCGGCCCGGACGCTCAACGCCGACGACGCTGGCAAGATCGTCCAGCTCGCCACGCTCGCGGGCAGCACCGTCACCCTGCCGGCGGCACTTGGCACCGGCAACGTCTATACCTGCGTCGTGACTGCCCTTGCCACGTCCAACAGCCACATCATCAAGGTTGCAAACTCGACCGATGTGATGCGCGGCGTGCTGTTCAGCGTGGACACCGATAGCGCGGATGCTGTCGGCCCGTTCGCCGCGACGACCGCGAGCGATACCATCACCCTGAACCGCTCGACCACAGGTAGCGTGTCGATTGGCGAAACCATCCGCCTTCGTGACGTTGCGCCAGGCTTCTGGCAGGTGGAAGGCTGGTTCGGCGCGACCGGCGTCCCGGCCACCCCGTTCTCGGCGACCGTCTAATGATTGCCTGGCTGGCGGATGCGGCTTCGCGCTTCATCCGCTGGCTGGGATAGGGTAGGATCAACGCATGTCCGAACCCACTGACGAAGACACCACTCAGATCGATCGCGAGCTGATCGCTAAGGAGCTGGTCCGCACCGCCAAGCTCGCCAAGCGCCTCGGGTATCCCGAAGTGGCCGACGAGATCGAAGGGTTGGCGACAACGTATCGGGGGAAGCCAGTGGAATGAGCAAGCGCATCACCCTCACCCTCACGGATGATGAATACGAGCGCCTGCTAGTCCTCACCGCAGGTAGCGGGATGCGGATATCGACCGTTGCAGTTGAGATGCTTGTAAATTCCGTAGACGCTGCATTCAACCTGCTGGAAATCGTTCAGGGACGCCCCGTAGGCGATAACGAGGCATTAGCTCGCGCTCAGCACCTCATGGTCGTTCCGCCTATTGGCACTGCCTAACAGAACACCGCTCCCCATTCCTTTCTCGCGCAACCGTACCGGGCAATCGGGCGCACAAGGCTGGCCTGCCACGCTCTGGGGAGCGGGCATCGCGTTGAGGGCAAAGGTCAGCAAGCCCGGACCAACACCTTGGAGGCATACAAGTGAAAACGGATTTGCCTCCTCAAGTTATCCCGGCCCAGCCCGGCTTCTGGGTCCACACGGTAAGCATTGCCCCTGAAAACGAGCATCCGGTTGAGCCGGGCGCCCGCTACGCTGTCTTGGCATGGATGATCAAATTTCTACGGCCTCTACAGGCTGGAGAGGATCCGATGCCCTTTGTGCTTCCAATAACCAGCGACGGCATAATGAATGAAGAGTACTTCATCGAGCAGCCTGATGGCTCTTGCATCCACGATGATTTCAATACGGACACCGTAGAAGAAGCATACAAGAACATAGCGGAGGACGTGATCAGAGATAACGACCGAGACAAGGCCAGAGCCGAGGCCGCTTCTGTTTCACAAGCCCGGACCATCCCCACTTAACCCAGCGACAACCGTGCAAGCGGATCGCAGTAGAGGGCGCGAACACGGGAAACCGTAAGCGCGATGACTATGCCTGACGACGCATCGCCTAAGCCGAATAAGGCAAAGAAGCCCACCCCCGATACTACGGGGGAAAAACGTAAACCCACGCCGCCCGTCGAACATCAGTTCAAGCCGGGTAATCCTGGTAGGCCAAAGGGAAGCCGCAACAAGCTTGGCGAAGCTTTCCTTGAAGCGATGCACGATGATTTCTCTGAGCACGGCGCTGACGTGATTGCGACGGTACGCAGGGAGAAGCCTGATCAGTATCTGAAGGTCGTCGCATCTATCCTGCCGCAGCAGCTTAACGTGACGGTGCAGCCCTTCGAGGACATGACAGATGACCAGCTCCGCGCACATGCTGAGCGCCTCATTAAAGAGCTTGGACCGGTCGCGGCTTTTGCATCTGGTCGAGACGGCGAGCGCGCTCCGCAACCGCCAACTGGAAAATCGCTTAACTGATTACTGGCCCTACACGAAACAGTGCGAATTCCATGAGGCTGGTGCGACCAGCCGCGAACGCCTGCTGATGGCCGGAAACCAGTTGGGGAAGACGTACTGTGGCGCCGCCGAGGTGGCTATGCACCTCACCGGGCTCTACCCGGATTGGTGGGGCGGCAGGCGCTGGGATCGACCGACCAGGTGGTGGGCAGGATCGAAGACGGGCGAGGTCACCAGGGATGGCGTGCAACGCTATCTGGTGGGCGAGCCGAAGGACGAGAACCAGTGGGGCCGGGGCATGATACCCAAGGCCACGCTCGCCGACTGGGGCCGGCGGCAGGGCATTGCAGACGCCCTCGACAACGTCACGGTCAGGCATGCGTCAGGCGGCATCTCGACGCTGGGCTTCAAGTCTTACGACCAGGGTCGTCAGAAGTGGCAGGGCGAGACGCTCGATGGGGTATGGTGCGATGAAGAGCCCCCCATGGACATCTACATGGAGGCTCTGACCCGCACGAACGCGACGGGCGGTATGACCATGATCACATTCACGCCGCTGTTAGGCATGTCCACGGTCGTCACGATGTTCCTCGGGGATGCAGTTTGAGCCGCCACGTCACGGTGATGACGATCGATGACGCTGAGCACTATACGCCCGAGCAGCGCCAGGCGATCATCGATAGCTACCCGCCGCACGAGCGCGAGGCCAGGACCAAGGGCATCCCATCGATGGGTTCTGGCCGGGTGTTCCCGGTCACCGAGGAGAGCATCACGGTCGCCCCGTTCCCGATCCCGGCGCACTTCGTGCAGATCAACGGCCTGGACTTCGGTTGGGACCACCCCTTCGCGGCGATCAACTGTGCATGGGACCGGGAAGCGGACGTGTTCTACGTCTGCAAGGAATACGCTCAGAGGGAAGCGACCCCGCTGATCCATGCTGCATCAGTCAAGCCTTGGGGCCCATGGATACCCTGCGCCTGGCCGCACGATGGCCTGCAACACGACAAGGGATCCGGCGAGGCCCTGAAGGAGCAGTATCAGGCTCAAGGCCTGAACATGCTGTCCGAGAAGGCCACGTTCGAAGATGGCGGCAACGGCGTTGAGGCCGGCATCATGGAGATGCTGGACCGGATGCAGACCGGGCGCTGGAAGGTGTTCTCGACCTGTGGCGGATGGTTTGGCGAATTCCGCCTCTATCACCGCCTCGACGGCCTGATCGAGAAGATCAAGGACGATCGGATCTCGGCAAGCCGATACGCCTACATGATGCGCCGGCTCGCGGTGACGAAGCCAAAAGCTGACAAGATCAGCATCCCGACGTTCGGAGCAGTCTAGCCCATGGCAGCAATAGCGATGAAGCCTCGCGTGAAGGGCGCGGGAATGCCCCTGCCTGCGCCAGATCCGAAGGACGAAGACTACGCCGAAGACATGGCCAAGGGCGGCGTCGAGGATGACCCGGACGAGGACGAAGAGGACGAGTGCGAGACGTCCGACGACGATATCCTGTCGATCCTCATGGCCGAGAAGCAGCAGTCGATCGGCTTCGAGAACGGCGTTGAGCTTGAGAAGAAGCGCCGCACCGCGCTGGAATATTCCAAGGGGGAGATGAACGACGTCCCCAGCCTGCCGAACCGATCGAAGGCGACGTCCACGGACATCGCCGAGGCGATCGAGACGGTGATGCCGGATCTCATGGAAATTTTTACCGGCGGCGAGGACGTTGCGACGTTCGCCCCGATCGGCCAGGAGGACGAAGAGGCAGCGCAGCAGGAGACCGATTACGTCCTGCACGTTGCCTTCCAGAAGCTGCGCGGATTCCTGCTGCTGTACACGGCGATCAAGGACGCCTTGCAGGTAGACACCGGCATCATCAAGACCTGGTGGCAGGACAAGGAAGAGGTCAAAGAAGAGAAGCTCCAAGGCATCACGTCCATCCAGCTTGAGATGGCCGAGAAGAGCGGCGCCGAGATTGTCGTGTCCACCCCGGCTGAGCCGAGCATGGAGCCAGATGAGCAGGGCAACATCGTCCCGGTCCCGCTGTTCAACGCCACCATCCGCACGAAATACGACAAGGGCTGCATCGAATCGGTTGCGGTGGACCCCAACAACCTCACGATCGCCTCTGACGCCACGCTGGACGTTGAGAAGATCGTCTACATGGCGCTGCGCTCGTTCCCGCGCGCCCAGATGCTCGTGGACAACGGCTTCGATGAGGACAAGGTCGCCGAGCTCGACGCTCACACGCAGCGCAACACGCTCGACCAGACCGAGCTGGCCCGCGACAATGCCGGCGAGAGCACAGCGGTCGGCCAGGACAGCGGCAATGGCGGGCCGAACGGCGTAGACGGCAAGTCCATGATGCGCGTTGTGGAGGTCCACGAGCACTTCATCCGGGCCGACTTCGACAAGACCGGCAAGTCTCAGTTGTGGTGCGTGGTCACGGACAACGTCTGCAAGACGCTGCTGCACAAGAAGAAGGTCGATCGTATCGGGGTCAGCTTCGGCACGCCCTTCATCGTCGCCCACCGCTTCTACGGCATGGGCCTCGCCGAGAAGTTGATCGAGATCCAGAAGATCAAGACCGCGCTCCTTCGGATGATGCTGGACTCGGGCTACTTCGCCATGAACCAGCGCACCGAAGTGGCGATGGATCAGGCCAACGAGCACACCATCTCGGACCTGATGCGTAACGAGCCGATGAGCCCGGTGCGCTCACGCAATGGCCAGGCGGTCAGGCCGCTTCAGGCCGGCGCCTTGGGCTTCGATGTCGGCATGATGCTGGAATATACGTCCACCATGGCCGAGCAGCGCACGGGCGTCGTGCGGAATGCTCAGGGGCTCAACCCGGACAGCCTGCACGACACCGCACAGGGCCAGAAGGCCCTGATGACCATGGCCCAGAAGCGGGTCAAGATGATCGCCCGGGTGCTGGCCGAGACGCTGGTCAAGGGCTGGTTCTTGGACATCCACGCCCTGAGCCGTAAGCATGCGACCCGGGCAGAAAAGCTCCGTCTCCGTGGTCGTTGGGTGGACATCGACCCGTCAGAGTTCGGCGATCGATCGGACATGACGATCGAGGTGGGCGTCGGATCCGCCGGTAAGGACATGGAGCTCGCCGGCCTGACCAAGATTCTCGAGTTCCAGCAGACGATGATCGCCTCCGGAATCCCGTCGTTTCAGGAGATGGCTTCCCCGAAGAAGGTATGGAACGCCTCAACCAAATTCGCCCGCAAGGTGGGCTTCAAATCGCCGGAACAGTTCTTCGAGGATCCGGACGAGCTTGAGAAGAAGAAGGAAGAGGCCAAGGCTCAGCGCGCCCAGCAGGGTATTCCCGAGCCGGAAGAGCCGCCACCGCCGCACGTGGTCGAAGCCAAGGCCAAGATGGACCTTGAGCAGATGAAGGCGGGCCTCGCCTCGCAGCAGTCTGACAAGATGGCAGCGATGGAGGCTCAGAAGTTCCAGGCCGAGGCGCAGATGCGCGCACAGTCAGAGGAACGGGCGCACCAGCTTGCAGTGATGAAGCTCCAGCAGGACGCTGAAATCGCTCAGGCCAAGATTATGGCCGAGATGACCATCGCTCGCGAGAAGATGGAGAAGGAGCACTCTGTCAGCTCCTACAAGGACCAGATGGACGCCCAGAAGGTCGCTCTGGAGAACGAGTGGACGCGGGTCGAGATGGCTGCGGCAGAGGCAAGCAGGCAGACAGCCGAACGCCAGCACGCTCTCGCTGCTCGCGAGACCGAGATGCGCGAATCCAACGACCAGGCCAAGATTGCAGCGGACACCCGCAAGGCCGAACTCGAAGCGATGAATGCTGAGCGCCAGTTCCAGCTTGAGCAGCAGAAGCTGATGCTTGAGGCCCGCAAGGTAGATCTGCAAGAGCGTGAACTGTCGATGGCGTCTGCGACTGCCGCCGCCGCTCCCAAGCACTCCGAAGAGGGCGAGCAGAAAGCCGATCGCAATCAGGACATGGCGCTCCTGGCGCAAAGCCTGACGCACGTTCTGTCGGGCATGTCCGACATGGCGTCACGGCACGATAAACTGATCAAGCGAGTGACGGCGCCGCGCATGATCAAACGAGACGATGGCGGTCGCGTCACAGGCGTTGAGACACTCATTGAGGATGACGACTAATGCCCGCAGGTAACTTCGCAGTATTCAACCTTGCCAAGAAGAAGCTGGCGGATGGCACATTCGATCTGGACACCAGCACCTACAAGATGGCGCTGACCACATCGGCTCAGGCACTGGCCGCGAACTTCGTCGGCACGTCTACCGACTGTCGCTATGCTGACCTCACGGCTGAAGTTGCCTCGGGTGGCGGTTATACGACGGGTGGCAAGACGCTGACCGCGACGTGGACGCAGGCGACTGGGACGATCACGTTTGACGTGGATGACCAGGCTTGGACGGGCACAATCACAGCGCGCTATGCGGTGATCTACGACAACACGGGGGCGAACAAGAACCTGCTGTGCTTCTGCCTGCTGGATAACACGCCGGCCGATGTCTCGACGGTGTCTGGCACGCTGACGGTAACGATCAACGCCTCTGGCGTGTTCACGCTGGCATGAGCTTCCTGATCGGTCTCTGGAACCTCGTGGTGTGGACGTTTTTTGAAGCAGACGAGGCGTAGATGGCGGACAATGTCGGCTACACTCCCGGCGCGGGCGCGACGATTGCCTCCGATGATATCGGTGGCGTCCAGTACCAGCGCGTCAAAATTGGCGTTGGCGCTGATGGTTCGGCAACGGACGTGTCCAGCGCCAACCCGATGCCGGTTGTTGAATCGGACCCATCGCCAGCAACTAGCTTCGGCCCGATCACGACGGCTAACGTGGTCTTGTTCGCGGCTATCGACACAGCAGGCGAGAAGTCGATTGTCCTGCAACTGACCGGCCTGTGGGGCGGCTACATCAACCTGCAAGCCTCGCAGGACGGCACGACCTGGTTTGATGCTCTTGGCACGTGTGCCACCAACGAGAGCGCGCCGACTAACCAGATCTTCGCGCCGGGCGTCATCGTCATTCCTGTTACAGCACGCTACTTCCGCGCCATCACGAGCCTGGATTTCAGCGGCACACTGTCGGGGCTCTATTCGCAACGCGCGTTTGATGCTGCGCCATTCTTTCAACGCACGACGCTGACGGACGTTTCCAGCGACGTGCGGATGCCGGTCGCAGGCGTTGATCCGCTGGGTAACCTGACGCGGATTGCGCTGTCGGAAGCCGGGCAGGTGATGCCTGCCGATGGACGGGTCATCACCGGATCGCTGTCGCGGATCGGCACCATCTGGCAGGTTGATACGACGGGTTACAACAGCATCTCGGTGCAGGTGTTTGGCACCTTCTCGGCTACGGTGACATTTCAAGTCAGCAATGACGCGACGACATGGACGGCGGTCGCTGGTTGGTCTGTTTCAGGCAACCAGACCTCAACTTCTACAGCAAGCGCCGCAACGCATTTGCTGTTTCCTGCCGTGGGCCGTTACTTCCGCGTGCAGGTAACGGCATACACCAGCGGCGTCCCGACTGCGGTGGGCGTCCTCAAGTCTGCGCCGGCATGGTATCCGGCTGCAACGCCAAGCGTGAACATTGGCCAAATAGCCACTAACGTCGCTGTAACAGCGGCCACGGGCGTCCTCGCAGTCGGCGGCAACATCGCTGTCGGTGCAGCCCCTACGGCCAACCCGACCCCGATTGGCGGATGGGATGGAACGAACACACGCCGCGTCCTGCTCGATGCAGTGTCGGGCGGTACGGTGCTGGGCGCAAACGGGGCAAGCAACGGCGCATCTGTCACGACGCTGATCAGCGCTGCGACCAACAACCTCACGCAGCTTAAAGCCACGCTTGGCCGTATCCACATCATCGACATTCAGAACACGGTCGCGAGCGTCCGCTACCTCAAGCTGTTCAACGTGCCCTCAGCGAGCGTCACAATGGGCACAACCTCAGCTACAATGAACTTCGGCATCCCGGCATCGGGAAAGCTCAGCATCGTTACCGACCTCGGCTTGAACCTTGGCGGCTCTGGCATTGCTTACGCACTTACGGGCGGCTCTTCGCTTACCGACAACACGGCAATCGGCTCGGGCGACCTGATCGCCAACTTCCAATACGTTTGAGAGGTCATCATGGCATTGATCGATGAACTGAACGAGCGCCGCGCAGAGATCGCACTGAGGCGAGACAATGCGCTTGCGGCGGCTGACGCCCTGACAGTGGAGCTTGATGAGCTGGACCACATCATCGCCGCAGCGCAGCCCGCAGCGGACCAGTGGGCGGCGGACCAATCCAACGCGCCGAACGGCTAACACAGATCACGAGGAACCATCATGGCTATTCTACAGAACATCGTCGGCGCTCCGAGTGCGTCGGGCAACAACGCCATTGTCAGCGGTCGGGCAGGCCAGCTTGGGGACGCTATCGTTTCGGAGCTGCACGGGCGCTTTTATGAGACGAACTATCGCGGTGCTGCCTACTTCGGCGGTCACGCTGCGGTTGCAGCTCTCAGTGCAAACACCATCACGCTTACGGCGACGACCACGCCAATCCTTGGCGTCTGGAACCCGACCAGCAACACGAGCAACCTCGTCATCCTGCAAGCCTCGCTCAACTGCTTCTCAAGCAACCTGACTTCGGGCGCAGGCCCCGGCGCATTTGTCTGGGCGCTGAGCCTCAACAACGGCGCCATATCGACGGGATCGAACCCGTACAACGCGAAGACCCTGCTTCAGAGCGGCAGCAACGCCAAGTTCTTCGCTGGCTCTACTGCGCTGACGGGCCTCTCCAACAACCTCGTCATCGTGGCTGGCGCTAACCTGCCTTCTCCCTCCGGCCTGACCTACACGACTCTGGCATCGACGGCGCTGCTTCCGTCCTACGTTGGCCGCGAGGATTTCGACGGCTCGCTGATCGTCCCTCCGGGTGGCGTTCTGGCCCTGCTCAACACCACGTCCTCGACCGTGTTCAGCGCGGTTGGGAAGCTCGCCTGGGAAGAAGTCCCGGTCTAATCGACGCTTCAATCGACACGCCAATCAAGGGCGGCAAGGTGTAGCGTATGACGCTATTAACGCTACTTCAGAGCGCTGGTGGAGGTGGCGGCTCTGACGTAACTGTCACGCCGGACTTTGCCGTACTCACGCTGACGGGCTTTGCTCCGACAGTCACTGCGACTGCTAACGTCAGCGTTACGCCGGACCAGCAGGCGCTTGTTCTCACTGGTCTTGCTCCAACTGTCAGCGCGACCTCGAACGTCACTGTCACTCCGGCCCAGCAGAATCTTGCGCTAACGGGATACGCGCCAACAGTCACATCAGTCACCGATGCGACGGTTGCTCCGAACGCAGGGTCACTGACGCTCACTGGCTTTGCGCCGACGATCAGCGCGACACAAAACCAGACGGTCACGCCTGACGCTGGCTCGCTCACCATTACGGGCTATGCGCCCAGCGTCGCGGTTCCGACCAGCGTTACGGTTGATACCGGAATTGGCGCGCTGGTGATTACGGGGTATGAACCCGAAGTCTCGACGCGGACGCGGGCTGGAACTGACGCAGGCCCGCCCCCAAAGCGCAAGAAGAAACTGGTATTCCAGGCCACCACTGCTGCCGAGGCAAAAGACGCTGCCGAAAAGGCATTCGGCAAGAACAAGCCCGCGAAGCTTGATGAACTGATCAATGCTCTTGAGGCTAAGGAAAAGCCCAAGAGAGCTACCAAGGCACGGGCCAAAAAGATTGGCGCATCGCTGTCTGATGCGGAACAGCAACGCCTGCTGATCGAAGCTGAAGAGCGCGAAGAGGACGACATCATCGCCCTCCTTCTCGCAGCATAGGACAACGCCATGAGCGATATCGAGCGTAACGGTCGTCTGGCTGAGTATGAATTGCAGATTACGGCAGAGGCGCACGCTGCCTTTCGTAGCAAGTGCGTGGATGAGGCCATCCAGCTCGCCCGCTATGGCGAGAAGGACAAGGCCTATGAGAAGCTCCTGATGGTCGTTGCGATCGATGGCGTCCGCGCCGTCATGCAGGGCCACGTGGACAGCGCAGTCATGGACAAGGCGAGCGAACAGCTACGCCATCCTAACAACTAGCAGGACCAAAAATGGCACTCGAAACAGCGGCGCCCGCAGCGGTAGCCGATACGACCCCGTTGACGATCGACCAGCACGTTGAACTGATGACGGCGAAGCCCGTCCCGACGCGCAAGGCCAAGGCGCCCGAGCCTGCACCAGAGATTTCCAAAGATACGTCCGAGACTGACGCCGCTGATGACGCCGGCGAGGCCGAGGACACCGAAGATACCGAAGCCACTCCCCAGGTGGACGAGGGAGCCGAAGACGAGCTCACAGAAGCCAACGTCGAAGGCGATGAAGATGGGGAAGAGGACGAACCGGCAGCGCCGACAATCGATCCCCCCAAGTTTTGGGATGCCGAAGGCAAGGAATCGTTCGCCAAACTCGCACCTAAGGAACAGCAAGCTGTCCTGAAGTACGAAGAGCAGCGCACGAAGGCCGTAGCCAAGGCCATGCAAGAGTCCGCAGAGGTGCGGAAGTCCTTTGAAGCCAAGCAACAGCAGCTTCTCGAGACAGCATCTCGCATTGAAGAGCAGTATGTCGATCCCGGTGTAGCCCGGATGCAGGAATGGGAAGCCTACTTCGCATCGGATGATGCGGATGAGCTCGCCCAGACCAACCCGGCTGAATACCTTCGCTTGCAGAACGCTGCACGCCGCGAAAAGAAAGAACTGGACGAGGCCTTCGCCGCAAAGACGCGGGCCGAACGGACAGCCTTTGCTGAATTCGTGGCTGAGCAGAAGCGACTGCTTCCCGATCTGATCCCCGAACTGGCGGATCCGAAAGAGGGACCAAAGCGCGCCGAGGGACTATTCGCATACCTCCGCGACAAGCACGGCTTCGCGCCGGAGCGTCTGTCAGGACTCTCTGCCCAAGAGGCGCTTATTGCCTGGAAAGCCCAGCAATTCGACAGCGTCACGGATTTCGCCGAGACCAAGCGTAAGGCTGATCTCTACGATCGATCCATGAAGCTGGCCGGTAAGGCGCCCGCCCCCAAGCCGAAGCTGCAAGCCGGCCCGAACGCACCCGCGACGGGTCAAGGCCAGCGGCTTTCATCGTCAGAAGCACGCTTCAAACAGCTCAATTCCAAACCAAGCATCAGCGCGTCTGAGCACACGGAATTGCTGCTGTTGAAGGCCAAACTCAGGAAATAGGACTATGGCCGCACCTACAGGTACACTCATCCGCTCAGCCTTTGTCGGCGAGCGCGAAGACCTCGAAGACACCGTCTACCGCGTTGCCCAGGAAGACCGCCCGATCACCTCGATGATCGGCAAGGTAAAGGTCAAATCGGTTCTCCACGAATGGCAGCTCGATACTCTCGCCAACCGCGACCCGGATAACGCGGCATACGAAGGTGATGACATCACCACGTATGACACCAACACCCAGCCGACCCGCGTTGGCGTGTTCGCGCAGATCTTCGACAACTCCGGCTCGATCTCAGGCACGGCGATGGAAGCCGATCTTGCTGGTCGCGAGACGGAACTCGCCCGTCAGAAGACCAAGAAGGGCGTGGAACTGCTGAACGACATGGAATCGCGCCTTGCAGCCAACAAGGCATCGGTGGCGGAAACGCCGGGATCGGTCACGCGGAAAACCGCTGGCCTTCTCGCCTGGATCGCGACTAACGACACGATGGGCGCGTCTGGCGCATCGGGCGGCTGGTCATCGGGTGGCGTCGTTGCTGCCGCGACGAACGGCACGCAGCGCACGCTGACGGAAGCTCTGCTCAAGGCGGTGCTCGTCACCGGCTTCACGAGTGGCGCCCGTTACAAGGCGGTGTTCATGTCGGGCACGCACAAGCAGATCGCGTCGTCTTTCACCGGTATCGCGGACATCCGCGTTGCCGCGAACCCGACCGAGCAGGCAACCATCGTCGCCGGCGCCGACCGCTACATGTCGGATTTCGGCGCTCTCGATTTCTACCCGCACCCGGACCTGACCCGCGACATGCTCGGCATCAACCCCGAGTTCTTCGCGATCGGTACGTATCGCGGCGTTCAGACCAAGATGCTCGCCTCCAACGGCGACAACATCAAATGGCAGACGCTGGCCGAGAAGTGCTTCATCGCCAAAAACGAGAAGCAGGGCTTCGTCATCCGCGATCTGCTCTAATCTCTAGCTAGCCTCTGATCCCCAGAGGACGCTGACTAACGGGCGGCTCAGAAACGAGCCGCCCGCTTCTTTCATGGGAACCCCAATGACTGACGAAACAGTGACAACCGTTCCGGCTGAGGCCGAGACGGATCGCAAATCCGTACTGATTGCCGAAGGCGCAGCCCTCGGCCTGAAGCTCGACAAACGCTATTCCGAAGAGCGCATGATGGAGAAGATCAACGAGGCAAAGGCTGGTCCTGCGCCCGTGTCTGAACCCCCAACGTCCGCTGTGAACACTGAGATGGAAGCCCTCAAGGCCAAACTGGCAGAGGCTGAAGCAGCCCTCGCTGCCAAGGCCGCTGAGCCCGCTGCGAAGCCCTACAACGCACCGGTCGGCATGAGCACCACGATGAACATGAACCTTCCTGGCGCTCTCGCCCGGGAAGAGACCGAACGCCGCGTCCTGATGGAACGCTGCACCATGATGGGCATCGGTCACCTGATCCCGCCGCGCATCAACAACGATGGCATCCGCGAAATCCTTGGCCGGCACATGGCTGAGAAGGCCCAGAAGATGGCTGCTGAAGAGGCAGCATCGCGTCTCAAGGCCAAGGGCCCCGCCGCGCGCTTTGTCCAGATGCGCGTCCTGCCGCTGGGCGACAAGAAGATTTCGACCGGCATTCACGTTCCCGGCTTCGGGGATGAGTATTTCTCTCGTGGCGACATCATCGAGAACGTCCCGCTACAGACGGCCCAGACGCATGAGCTGAACGGCTATGGCGAGATCATCGGAGATCCACACGCGGCGGTCGCATAGCCATGAGCTTTGATGTTCCGCCCGGCTTCAAGCACCTACACACCACGCGGATGGGCACGCACTGGTTCATGCGTGCGCCTACCGTGCCGGGTGCTGAGCCTGACTACCTGATGGTGCAGGACACTGAGGCTTCCCTCGATCGCAACGTTGCCATGGCCAACCACAATGATGGCTGGTCTGTCGATGGTCAGGGGAAGAACAGCAAGCTCCTGCGCCGTTGCGCCACTGTTCCATTCGTCGTCATGGAAAAGTGGAAGGAAGAGCACGGCGTTGACTACCGATCGACCGATCCCGACCAAGTCGCCGCCGTCAACCGCCTCTTAGATAGCTCCGATTGGAGCAAGTTGAGAACAGCTCACTATAGAATTGGGAAGCAAACCACATGGGTTTGAGTTCAATTTGCACTGTGGGTGACTGCTCCAATCCGCACTGGGCGCGCGGCTACTGTGGCAAGCACTATCAGCGCTTCCGCACCACAGGAAGCGTCGAAAAGACGCGCGCCAATCACTCGCTGGATTTTCTTAACGCCAACGCAGGCCACACGGGCAAGGATTGCCTTATCTGGCCCTTCAGTCTTGCGACGGGTGGCTATGGCAAGGTGAAGATCAACGGCAAGTCGCTTCCAGCGCATCGTGAAATGTGCCGGATGGCGCACGGAGAGCCGCCAAACGCAACCGATCATGCAGCTCACTCATGCGGGCGAGGTGCCGAAGGTTGCGTCAACCCGAGGCATCTTTCGTGGAAATCTCCAGCCGATAACAACTTCGACAAGGTTGTTCACGGGGTAACTGCTCGTGGTGAAGAACACTGCCGGGCAAAGCTTACTGAAGCTGAAGTGCTTGCGATTTTTCGCGATGGAAGAAACCAAAAAGATACCGCGAAAGCTTTTGGCGTAAGCAAGGCAACGGTCTGTTTCATTCGAGATGGGCGTAACTGGGGGTGGCTAACCGGAAAGCGCCCTGACTACCGGATCGGCAAACAGTCAACGTGGGTTTGATCCATGACCATTTCGACCTTCGGATCTTTGAAGACGGCGGTGGCAAATTGGGCCAAGCCCAACACGTCATTGCCGTCTGCTGAGACGACGTCTCGGATTCCGGAGTACATCTACAACTCACGCGCCGAGCTCCAGCGGATCCTGGTCAACGCCAAGTTCCGCAAGCTCGACAATCTATCGACCGCTCTGGCTGTGACGTCTGGCGTGGCGACCATTCCGACCGGCTTTCAGGGCGTGAAATCCATGCGCCAGAATGCAGGCGATTTCGTCCGCATCACCTACCAGCCGATCGATCGGATCGAGGCTTTCGACTACGCCGCGACCGGACAGCCGGTGCATTACGATCGGGTGGGCGATACGCTGGTGTTCTGGCCGGCGACGACGACCACCGTGCGGATGCGCTGGACGGGCTCCCTGCTGGCCCTGTCTGCCGATGGCGACACTGACTGGCTGATTACTGATCACCCCGACCTGAGCCTCTACGGCGCCCTTCTGGAGGCTGATATGCGCCTTGACCTCGAAGAGATGCGCTCGAAGTGGGAGCAGGCCTACTCACGCAAGCTGGGTGACTTGCTGGCATCGGATCAATCGACGCCCGATTCGCTCATCCCGCTCCCGAACGGGTTTGCGGCCTGATGGAGCCCGTCCCGCTCCAA